TCAACTATGTTGTAATCATCAGCAGGGTTTTGGAATATTTCGTTTAGAAGAATAACACCTGTGTTTGTTGCAAATCCAGTTACATTTTGTTTATTGGATTTAAGAATGAAGTTTGTTGCAATTCCTGTAAATTGATCTTCAACTGTATCGAATACAAAATTATTTTCATAAGTTTCTTGAGATCCGCCAGGAATACCAGTATGTGTAAATACACGACCAACAAAAGTAGATGTGGTTGTTAAACCAGCAGGCCCTTTTGAACCTTTAGGTGCATCGGTAAAGTTAATAGTATCTTTAACAATCTGGTAACTACCCAAAAACTTGATAACTGTATCACCAGCATCATGATTAACTATCGCAGAATTAAGTTGACCTCTTCTTACAAGAACTCTGTTTGTAGATCCAATACCAACTGTATCGATCTTCATGAACTCGTCATTAACCTTAATCACGTCACCAGAGAAGAATGAAGATATACCTGTCAGTGTGATGAAGTCAGTTTCTGAAGCTGCATCAAATGATAGTTTAACTTCAACAGGAGATTGTATAACTGGACTCTGAATGTTATTATCAAGAGTTACTAATACTTTAGAATTAAGATTCTTTGCAGTAAATGATTGAGTGGTTCCAATACCGACAGATGTAAGATCAAGAACTTTAGGAACAGTTTGAAGTGCCTCTGTTGCTGTTCTTGCAACCTTAAATTTATTTTCTGCAATCTTAACTGCAAATACTGTGGATGGCATCTTAGTAGTGACACCAATTCCACTAATCGCTGTTGCTGCAATTCCAATGTTCATGGTTGTTCCAGAACCAATTGGACTGTATGATAATTCTTCACCTGTCTGGAAGAAGTGATTATTAACTATAAATGTATTATTTGTTACATCAACAACCGCAGCATCTTCAGAGTCAAATGTTTTATGGAATATTGCATCACCAGCGTGTTTCATATTGAATGAGAACTTGATATCATTCTCAGTTCCAGTATATGATCCCTCGGCAGACTTTAATCTAGAATCTGTAAATGTAACTAAACCAACGCCACCTGTTCCAGTCTCATTGAAGTTGTATTGCAATACCTTAGTTGTAACTGCTGTATTCGCTGGAGGTGTTAAACGAAGTTCAATATCACCACCAGAGGCAGATGAATAACCGACACCAACAGTTCCAATACCAGAGAAACTAGTGACATTAGGAGAGAAGTTATCCATGTAACCAAACTCTGTAAAGTATGGTGTTGTACCATCGTGGATCGCAGTTACTTGAGTAACAGCATATTTGTTATTTGTTGTGTCATGTATTTCAATTAATGCATCAAAGGCAGTATATGTGTTGGAATTAATTCCACTTATTCTTGTTGGTTGTGGAGTTCCTGTTGCTGCGATATTAGTTGTTGTAGTTAATACTTCAGTAAGTGATATAGTTGTACTTCCAATACCAGATGCAGTTCCTCCAATCGCAACCTGATGAACTCTCATTGTGACACCAACACCAGTTACAGGTGTGAAATAAACACTTGTAATACCAGATCTTACATCTGCACCAAATGTCCCTAATCCTACACTTGGAGAATCTGTTGCTGAAAGATTATCATTCGTCATCTGAGCATAATCTAAGAGATATACCTCTTCACTGTCATTCAATACAACTAATTCATTTAATTGTGTTCTTTGATCACCACCCAACTCTTGTGTTTGTATGAATAATTTACTGGTTGTAATCGCAGTAGTTCCAAATCCTACAACTTGTACTGGAGAAGGATCAGTTGATCCAATACCAGAATTGGTGGAAATAATATCATATCCTGTTCCTACTGACAACGTGCTAATGCCAGTTTGAGTATTCTTGAATGTTTCAATTGCAAACAATCTCAAAGCGTAGTTATTAAATTTAGATTTTGCTGGAACGAATCTTAAATTACCACTAACTCCTGATACAGCAAAATCAAAATCACCAAGATCAATCGTCGTTTCAACACGACCAAACTTCATCATATAACCAGTAGATCCATCATGAAGTAGATTAACCTGAATTATTTCTTTTTCACCTGAAAATCTGGTATCAAAGAGTAAAACATAGAATTTAACACCATCAACATCATTAAGATTAAAATCAAATACATCAGAAAACGCAGTTGCACGAGGTAAATCATTAAATTGAGAACTTACACTATCAATGGTAATTGCTCTGTTTGTTCTTGATTCAATATAATCCGTTAAAATCTTATTACCAAAACCAATTTCGTCAGATGCAAAGAATCCAGCAATGTTTTTTGAATTTTCTGTAACTAAATCAAAGTCATATGTATTATGTAAGGACTCGTTTTCACTTACTAGATCTGCAACAACCACAGCGACAGAGGATGACACTCCAACTGAAGCGTCTTTACGATTCTTATCATCAGTTGACGCAGTTGATACAATACTCACATCTGCAAAGTTTCTAAATCCAACAACGTGACCAAGACTGTTAACAGGATCTTTCCATGTGGCATAATCAATGGTGCTGTTTAAAGAATATGAAAATGTTTGATAGTAATCATTATCTGCTAATTTTTGCAACTCGGTATTTAATTTTCCTGTCTCTTTACGGAATCCACTTCTAAACTCGGAATTAGAATCAATATTAAATACTGAACTAAATTTAGTTGTTTGTTCAATTAGAGCAATTGATTTAGAAGAAGCACCATTGATTGACTCGCCAACTTTAAAAGTATCATTGGAAAGAACTTTTAGATACTTATTGTTCTCATTCCAAGCGACAACCACTCCAACTTTATCACCCGTGCTGACAGTTTCACCAACACTAAACTGGTTGACATCAACACCTATGTCAAATTGAGCAATATTCTCATATGGTATCGCCTGTCCTGACGATGAAGGGCCACTGAAGATGCCTGGTTGTGTAACAGATGAATCTAAATTGTAAGAAACAGTTGCATTTCCTCCGCCTGGGTTTGTATTTACACCAGTGATTACAAATGGTTCATAATTGTAATCTGATGAGTTATAACCACTTCCAGTTGATCCAATACCTATATTTTCAACATATAACTTATCTCCTAATATGAACGGATATGTTGTTGAATCATATGCGCCTTCAAGAGTTAAAGTTACTAAATTAGTTCCACTTGTGTATGATAGATTTTTAACCTTAATACCGTTATTATTATTTGTTGCAATAATTCTTGGATTTGTATCATATAAAGAGTTGGTATTTCTTAAAAGTCTTACCTCAGATACAGATGTTCCTTGAACATCAACTGCTGTGATAACTTCGTCTTTAACTAAACCAGTCACACGATCAATCACTACAATGTTTGGTGGTTGAAGATAATTTTTACCTCCAGAACTAATTCCAATATTTGCAATTTTAGATAATCTATCTAATCTTAATATTTGTGGTAACGATACAGATGGTTGTATTGTTTTATCAGCAGAATAATCAAATCCTAAGTTTTTAATCGTATATCTTCTTAACTTACCAATTTCATCACTATTTAATCTGATTACACCACCAACTCCATTTGTAGATCCTATTGATGTTACAACAGGAATTGTTTGATAGTTTTTACCTTTTGATATGATTCCAATCTTATTAATTGAACCAGATGCAGTTAGAGATGAAGTATTATATTTTAATGTTGTCGCTTCTTCCTTTGTATATCCATCTTTCTCTGGTTGAGATGGTAATACGAATGAAAATGTAGTGCTTCCGATTCCTGTTACTACAAAACTTCCATTATATCCACTATCAGATATTTTTAAACTAGAATAGTTAATTACATCAGTATCAATAATTGGGTTTCTCTTAAATGGAGCATTAACATCTAAATTGACAGGTGTTAATTTATAGTATAGATCTGATGGTGTGTTTTCAGTAACTGAAAGATCAACTCTAGCAGTTGTCGTTACACCAACTGTTCCAACACCTACAACTTGGAAACCACCATCTTCTTTATTATTGAAATATGGATTTGTAAAATTAGTATCTCTGAATAATTCAAAATCAAATACTTGTGTTCTCTTTCCAGATACAACCTGTGTCAAAGATGAATCTGATACAGCAAATCCAACTTTATACCCACGAGTAAGTGATAATGGTGGATTAATAAGAGAAATCGTATGTCCAGATCCAGTTGATGTAAGTGATATGCAATCAGGTATTAACTTTTTAGACTTGAAGTTAGTTTCAGATAATTTAATTGTATTATTATCAATTCTGACGATAAAGTAAGTAAAGTTATTAAATAGTGGATTTGCTGGACTAGATGATTTGTATAAAACTTTATCTCCTGTTTTATATCCATGATTAGGAATCGTAATCTGATCACTTTCAATATCAACAGCAGAGGCGCCAAAATTAATTGGATTAACGAATGTTCTACGAGTTGTATCATCAAACTCCACTTGGAATGAAGTTGTAATGCCTGGTGTTAAAGAAACTGATACACGATCATTTGCTCGTAAATTGTGTGCTTCCTTACATACAACAGTTCCAACAACTTTTTCTGCAAAACCTGTTATTTCGGTTTTTGTTGGTGTAAAACTATGTGCTTGTCCACTTCCAAAACCATCAAAGAATAAACGATATGCTGTTGAACCAATACCAGTGATTCCTCCAGTAGATCCAATTCCTAATGCATTAGTTGATATTCCTAATAAATCTTTACTCTCTCTGATGGCAAATACTGGAGAGTTATTAGTTAATCTAAAGTTAGGTACTGCGTTTATTCCATTAGAAACTAGAAGAGGAGTTCCCTCGTCACTTGAATATATGAGTTTATCTCCAGTCTCAAATCCATGATCTTGTAAAAATATATTTTGAGTTGGTATAAATCTTTCGGTTGATCCACCACCTACAACACGATATGAATATCTAACTGTTGATCCAATTCCAACACCAGATGCTGTTCCTATTGCAACACTTTCAATTGGATTGAAGAAGTATGGGACATTGACTTTAGTTTGAATATCAGTATTGATACCAAGTCTAAATGTGATTGAACGATTTAAAGCCGTGATAAGAGATGTGCTTGTATGAGCAGTACCAAGAACACCATCTTGTTCTCTCTTAACTCTTATATTACCGTTAACGTTATCGACATTCAAAACTAACATTCTTTCTGTGTTAATTCCAATAATATCATTTGGTGCGATAGCGATTGGAGATAAATTACCTGTTACAGATATGCTTGTGACAATTCCAGTTGCAGCAGTTGTTCCAATACCAGTGTTTAAAAGTAAGAAAGATGTATTAAAACCAATTCGATGTCTACCATCTAATTTTCTTAAAGAATCTGTTGATAATCCAGAAACATTGATGAGATCACCAACAACTAAATCATGGGGTTGTGATGATAATCCAATTACGTCTCCATTTAAATTATTATATGTAAATACTATGTTTTCAATTTTAACTACAGTTGAAGCAATAGATACTATCTCTTTTCCTTCAACAATCGATACCTTAGCTGAAAATCCATTTCCTTTTCCTAAATTTTGAATTCTAAGATCATCTTTAACCTGATAACCAGATCCAGCACTTAGAATTTGAAACTGATTAATTCTGCCAGGTGATGCATAATTAACATCAATTTCTTGATCTACTTTCTTTCGACTATCGTGTATGCCTTCATATTCTGCACCAGAACCTTCAAGTTTATATGGATTAGTATTTCTTCTTAGTCCTAAAGTATTTAAGTCAAGATTCTGATTATTAGTTTCTATGAAGTTAAAGTCATCAGGTTTTGCAGCATAATTAGCACCAATTAAGTATGGGAATACTGGAGATCGGAAGTTTTTAAATGTTCCACTTGTTTCATTTTCATTTGGATTAATAGTTGCAAAATAAGCAAATGTTCCATTTGGATAATCTGGAGTGATACAATATCTTCCATTGTTTTCATCTAAGTCGCCATTTCCAAGAAACTCATAGTCTTCAATAAAGAAACCAAGTGGGAAATCAGATATTGGTGGGCCATTTTCTCTTGATGTTTTAAGAGAATATCCAGATGTCATGATTCTTGCAACACCACCATCTTTACGATCATAACCATAAGGCCCGTAGATTGGATTACCATCATATGCCCATCCAATAATCGGTGAGTGATTCAAAGATGGTTGCTCTGCATTGTTTAAAAGATTCAAGTCATTCGATGTATAATCAATTGTTCCATCACTATTTTTCTGTTTAAGTATCTTTCTTAAACCTCTTGGTACATAGAATGATGTAAATTTAATACCCTCATCATTATCACCTCTAGATAAGAATCCATCATCCCCATAAAATATATCCTCATATCTCTTAACATTATTAATCGCCCAAGATTTAATTTTTGGTAAAAATACAGCACCAGTGCCAGGAATTATCTCTTCAACACCAACAGTTGCAGTTGAGTATCCAACACCACCATTATCGACTGTAACCTGATCAACACTTCCACCACTAATTGATGCAATAATTTTCGCACCAACACCATCACCTAATATTTTTAAATCAGGAGCAGAGGTATATTCACCACCAGAACGAGTTACAATTACAGATTGTATTCTTCCATTTGTAACAATCGCCTTATATTCTGAAGATGAACCAGAAGAAACTCGAACTTGAGGTGGAATACTAAAGTTAAATGTTGAATCATTTCCATATCCAAGGCCAGAATTTTCTACGTTGATAGATGTAAGAGATCCTCGAACAATTGGATTTACTCTCGCATGATAGTTCTCAGGTTCTGCTGTGTTGATTCCAATTGTTCCTTTTACGTCAACAACAATTGGTGGATAGTTGAATAAATGTTCTCCAGACCCAACCGAGGTCATTCCAACAAATTGTTTTGATAGATAATTTGCATCAGATAAAGTTGTTCCAATTCCAGCAGATGCAAGTCTAAAACGATTGTCACTTACCTTTAAGATGTAATAATCTTGATCAGTGTCTAAACCACCAATCTTTACTCCATCATTAGAATAACGAACTATTTCACCATCCTTGAATCCATGATCTTTATATTCAATAAAATCTGAATATGTGTTAATACCAGCGGTAGGAATTAATCTTCTTTTATTTTCATATCCTTCGCCAGGATTATCAACGATAATTTGACCTAAAACTAATTTTTTTCTTAAACTTTCAAATCTCTGTGATCCATCAGCAAAACCAGTAAGATTAATTAAGTTTGATTTTGTTATTGCATCATTTTCATTATTTGCAAGTTTAATTGTTGTTTGGTTAACTTTAGATACAAAGTAAATTGAGTCGTTAACAAGTCTTTGATCAGGTGTTTCTTGAATCTGATCTGTGGTGATACCAGCACTTGCAATACCAATCGCACCAGTTCCAAATGTTTTATAGATTACAGCCTCTCCATCACGAAACTTATGAAAAGTTCCGAAACCAATTGTGTCATTTGCGATATTGATTGCGTTACCTGTAGATGAAGCATCAAAGTCAACAAAGTGATCAACTTGTTTTAGTCTTGCTCTTGCAATCGCATTTTGACCATTACCACCACTTATCTCAATGGTAGGTGGTGCAACATAATCAAAGCCTGGATCTATAATATCGATTCTTTCAAATTGACCTTTTACATTTGCAGTTGCACTAACACCAGCACCAGTTAAACTTTCAATACTAACTCTTGGTGGAGTAATTACATCAAACTGAGATCCACCTTCTAATACATCTATGGATTCAACACCACCAAAAAATATAACATCACCTGACTTATAGTTTGATATCTCTGTACCATTTACAAGCATGCCAGTGGTGCCTGGCGCTGTCTCACGCCTCGCCCCGTCAAATACTGGATTCAATGGAAATCTCTTTAATAATTTCTGATGATCAAGTTTTTTATTAGCTAAGTCAGGAACAGATATTTTAAAAGTTCCAGTTCCTGTTGCATCTACAAAGTCACCGTTTACAAGATCAGGTAGAGAGTTTGCAAGACGAATATTATTTGAACTTACACGACTTACATAATAATTTTTTCCATCAATTAATTGACCTAAGAAACCACTGATGACATTATATGTCACAACTTCTCCAGAATAGAATCCATGATCAGCAGCACCCTCTGTTACCTGTATCAACTGTATAACGTCGCCGCCAGTGGCGCCAGTCCACGTTACAGAACGATCTGGAGAAACTATTGGTTCATTACCTAAACTTGGAATTGATGGTGAGGCAACGTAAGAGTCATCATTATTGTCTTCATATACATTTTGAACATCTGTTGTATATTTGTTAATATTAGTATGGAGAGAACTATTTCCTTTCTTTAATCTTCTTCGTATAAATGCAATGTTAAACTCGCCAATGCCAGGCAAATCGCCTAAAATTAGTGTTGAACTACTAATGACACTTAAAACACGACCAACTCCTAATAAAGTTTGTTGACCATCCAAAACTTCAACTGCATCTTCTTCTAAAAATCCATGATCAGATAAAGTTGTAATATTAAAACTACTACTTGACTGTCTTGTAATGGTTTTTGGAGTAAATTTTACAGATGTGTTATAAACATATGATCCAAAATTAGAATCTTCAGAACTTTTATTGATACCGAATGATCCAACTTTGATTTTATCGCCTTTATTAAAATAAAATGTAGTTTCGGGAATTGGAAAATCTTTTAAAACACCAGTAATTAATACTTCAATTTTCTTTGAAATATTTGCAAATGAGTATCCATAAGCGACATTATTATATCTTACATCATCACCAATACTTAATTCATCAGTGGCTGTTGGCAATCCAACGAATTGGTTTGCAGTTTTTCCTGTATAAGTTACAATTCCAGCAGTGGTTGCTGTTGGTAGTGATAAAGAACCACTCGTAGGAAATCCAACTGTAGTATCAACTGTAATCACAGTTGCACCAATTGAAACTGGATCTGTGACACGAGTTCTGCCTGGAACTATAAAATTACCATCAATTGAATCTTGTGATACACTAATTTGATAGTAATGCTCTCCTCCATACAAAAAGTCTTTTACATCTGATATCGCACCAGAAGCACCTCGAATATTCTTATCATCTTCATCAATGTCTTGAAAAAGTGTTGATCCTTTTAGATTGCGAGGATCACCAGTAACTGCTTTAACTACAAAATCTTGTGCAAATCCGTAGTCAGCATCTGATGGTTTGATTAAAAAATCTGATGGTTTGATAATATTAACTTCTTGTCCATATAATGCTCTGAATAAAATTTTATATGATTCCTCTGTTCCTTTTGTCCGATAAAAATCTTTGATTTGACGAATAAATTTAACTTGATCAATATTACTACTTAACTTACGATTCTCAAAACCACTTGCAAAAGTTGTTTTAAGTTTGTTGAAAAATTCACGAATGAATAAATTTGATAAATTATGAACTTTACTACCACCAGTATGTGATGCGCCTACAGTTGTGTTAAAAGATAATAAATCAGGTCTTGTAGGTTGATCCATATTATCAACACCACTAAATCCTCGAACGCAACCTGTAAATGAAGTAGTTCCAATTCCAGTGTATGTGATGATTTCATCATCAATTTTTAAAAGTCCATACTTACTTGGATATCCTTTTGTTGAATCTACAAAAATTGTAGAGGAGTATGATTCTGTATCTGTTGATAATCCAGTATATTCTGTAAGAGCAGCACCGACATATGTTTGTAATTTAGTATATCTGTCAAGATTCTCAGCAATATTGATTGATCCACCTTGATATTCTTGAGAAATATAGTATTGTTTCATGAAGTCCACAAAAAGTGGACTTTCAGATTGTACAAACTCAGGTAACTGATTTTCAATTACCTGATTTATTTCGACTCTTTGGATTGAGGTATCTATCATTAATATCCGCCACCGTAGCTAGATCCACCGCCACCAGATGAAGTAGAGGGAGAAGAACTTGTTGTAGTAGTTGTTGATGCACTCGTGGACGTGACTGTGCCACTACTTGATGTAGTTGTTCCAGTTGCAGCAGTGGATGGAAGAATTGCAGCAGCCGTTGAAACTGGAGAATTTGATTTTCTTGTGAAAGTTGGAGTGTAATAACTATGAGTATGAACAAATCTTGATCCAGATGTATTTTCACCTGATGCGATTAAATCTTGAACCATATTGATTGTTGTATTTGTCATATCAAACTTGACATATAAATCTCGAAGACCAACGATGTCATTTGAATGTGGAATTGCCTGAATTTCAATCACACCATTTGCAACCACTGTTGAGGTTATATTACAAGTATCTATAAGAACTTCACCATGCATATAATCAACTGTTCCAGCGTTTTTCTTCACAATATTAGGAGTTCCACCTTCTGTATATGTAAAAAAGAATATTCGACCTTTTTCACGATTAATAACTTCATCAGCAAGGTAAACAGTACCTGTTACACCTTCAATTGTGAATCCTGTTGAAACCACATTATACGCACTCTCTTGAGTATGGAACATATTACCAAAACACACTTCATATTGAGCAAATTGACCCAAAACTGATTTTAAATTACGTCGAATCGTCACAAGAGTAATATTTGATGTAATTGATGAGTCAATACTGTCAATCAATGACACTGCTTTACTATATTTAAATCTACCACCAAATTTATTTACATCAATCGAACGTGAATATTGTGTGAGAGCATTTGAGACACCACTTTTAAGAGTTTCTGGAGTATCATTCAAACTTGGATTGTAATATGGTGTTGTATTAAGTTCAACATACAAATATTTTAAATCAATAAATTCTGGTACAATACCAGCAACTGCATAACTCTTTAATTTCTGAATTAATTCTCTTTTTGTCTCATCTGATAGAAAATCACCATTTCGAGGTTTAACTGAGATAAAAACTTTACCAAAACGAGGCGGAGACATCTCCTCACCACCAAATGCTGTTACAGACTCAACATTAGGGTATATGTATCCTAAAACTGATTCGTAGTCAGATGCTGTGACTGCACGATATTGGGAAGAGTATATTCTTGGAGCAAAATACTTAATTGACGATATCGATTCAATCTCATCACCATCTCTTGATTTTTCATCTGTTGAAACAAGACCTATAAGACCAGAATTTATCGCACCTCCATCCTGATTTGTAATATTTCCAACAAAACTAAATTCTGAAGCGCCATTTCCATCTTTTCCGTCAGTTGTGATATAAGTGATAGTGATAACGTTGCTATTTGACAACTTTTTACCAATTACATTGTCACCAAAAATCAATTCATATCTCTCATCTTCAATTTCTTGTAATAAGTAAGAATTTGATGTTGATGTAACTCCAACAATGTTATCAATTTGTTTATATGTGACTGAAGAAGTAGATGTTGAGGATGGTTTGACTTTCACCTTAATTGTAGATGTGTCAATGAATGAATTATCAAGAATATATCTCTGATTAAACAAAGAAGTGTCTACAGTAAATTCTTGCGATATAAAATTACCTTCATATATCTCTATATTGTTAAATTGACCAACTCCATTGACCACAGGAACTGTGATATCCTCTGGAATGCAAAATATGTAGTTTGTATTTGCTCCAGAACCATTACAAATGATGCCAGAGTTTAATGTGAGTGTTGAGGTCTCTGTAAGACCACTTACAGTAAAAGATATTCTTGCTCTTGATGATCTACGAGATCTTGGAACATATCCAATATTTCTAGCAAGCGAAACCACGTTTTCTCGAAGTGTAGCGGAATCAAGAAAACACTCATTCGCTGCCATATTTGTATTATATGCAGTTGTATATGTATTATATGCTAATGCGTCAATAATTATTGAGAGGTTTGATCCTTCAAAGTCATAATCAGTAAAATTAGTGTTCGCCCTCAGATAATCTCTGATGGAAGACTTAATTTGATCAAAATCTAAATTTGTGTACTGACCGAAAGCCATTATACTCTAGCTGGGAATAGGAGAACGTCTACTTCTTGTGTTGGCGCTGGAATTCCAACAATATCATACTGCACAGTGCAATTTAATTCGTTTGAATCAGGATATATTGATATTGTTACATCAATATTGTCGATTCTTGGTTCATAATTAAGTAAAGACTGTTTAATTTCGTCTGAAACACGAATTTCATTCAAAGAAGTGTTTAATTCAAACAAAGAATTGTTAATTACTGAACCAAAATTAGGTTGAAAGGGTTTTTCACCTAAAATTGTAAAAACTATGTTCTTTACAGATCTTTTAATCGCATCCTCATCGCTCACTGTAAGCACATCATTCGTCACAGGATGACGTTTGAATGACAAGTTGATATCTTTAAATGCTCTTGAAGCCACTATTTAACACAAAAAGTTTCCTGTTTTTATTTATACCGCTTTTTTTATCTTTTTACGACTCGAATTCGATATTTTTCTGATTCTAAAGCGTTAATAATATATTTAGCGCTAATTCTTGGGTCT